TGGTCTATTTCGCATATATAGTTTGTTTTACCTTTTAAGAGTTTTGTATCTTCAAAAAGCTTTAAATATTGATCTTGTAATGACTTTGTAATTGTTAATGCAAATGCACCAAAAGGCGGGGTCGACAAGCATTCAACTTCGTTAACATAATTACCAGTAAAGTCCTGTTTGTATGCTTGGTATGTGTTAATTAATTTTATAAACTGTTCAGAAGGTGTGTTGCTAAGCCCTGCAAGTGTTCTTGCTAGAAAGCTCTTACCAGAGCCTGTGGGCGCACAAGCTATAACAAATTTTTTTCCTCTATTAAAAGCCTTTTCTACATTCTTAATTAATTTTATTTGCTGTGTAGAAGGTGTATAGTCTTTGGGAAAATAATTTAAATATCTACTAAACACAATAATTTATATTAGCATACAAACACCAAAATTAAACATAAACTTTTAGTTTTATTTTTTTATTAAAGAGTTTAGATGGTTTTTTGTTTCTAAATTTAATAAGGTCGTCTTTAATTAGTGAATTGTTGTTAACAAATGTTGTTACAGTATAGTCAAAAACTATTTCATCACCGTTGTCAACAAAATGATACGGGTACGGAATTTCATACAAAAATCTTTTCTTCTTACCTTTATGAAGCAAAAGAAAGCTGCAAAAAAAATCCTTTACACTAAAAAGAAGAATTCTGCCGGATTTAATGGTTTTATTCTCCACAACAAAATCAACATTTTTCTGTAAATGCTTATTAATTGTAGTTATAATTTTGTTTACGTTTGTCATTTGTTCATAAAAGCAATTTTTTGCTGGGGTGTAAGTTTAATTAGCTTAGTAGAGAAGTATTTCCAGAATTCTTTATTAGCAGGTATTGTAGCTACTAGATTACAAGCTGTCATATTCACACACCTGTAATCTTGCATAAATATATCCCAAACAATTAATAAATCTTTTTGCAGCGGGTTAAATTTAGGAGGTCTAGATGTAGGTCTGAAATTTAAAGTCAGTCTTCCCTCTGTGCTGTTTAAAAGGCTAAAGCTATTAGTACAAAGCATTCTTCTTGTGGAAGGGGCACCAGGTTTAATTCTTCTTCTGAAAAATTTTATCTCAACAACATTGTTTTGCACAATTGTTTTTAAAGTTGCTAGAGATACTTTCATTCATTATTTTGCTTTTTTTTCTTCTTAGTAGTGAGGCTTACAACATTTTGGTCGTCATTTATGACAGAACATATACCAAAAATTCTTTGTTCATTTAAAAATATTCCCTTTTTAAGAGTTCCATAACCATCAACAGACAGATTTGCAACCGGTATGCCTAAATTGTTAGGAAAACAAACATAGTCGCCTGCTTTAGTAAATTTAGAATTAGGGCCTGCTAGAATAACCTCACCAATTCTCCATGCTCTCATATCCGCATTTACGGGGACAACAATACCATTTCTGATAATACTGGCGCCATCTTCTGTTTCATCTACAAACTTAACCAGCAAAACATCATCTAAAAGATGCTTTAAACTAAATCCATAAAAGACAGAGTTAAAAGAGTTTTTAGGAAGTTCAGATAAATCAATTAAACTTTTTTGTGTTGGTAAGAGGTCTATGTTAGCTGGCATATAATATTTTATTAATTTTTTAGAGAAGTCAATACTTGATTATATAGTTGTATCTCTCTTTTTGAAAGCTCTAGGGCCCTGGAGTAAAGTTGTATTGATTCATCTACATCTTCTTCTTTTTTCTTCTTAAAATAGTTTATCTTTTTAAAAGGTACCTTGGAAAAAATATTAAAAAAAAGTGCAAAAAGACTGCATTTTTCTAAAGAAAGGTATTTATTAAGTAAATTGCATTTTAATGCACACTCATTTGAGTACATGCTAATCCATCTACTAACCATGTAGGGAATAAAGATTGGCTCGCTGTCAACATTAGTAAGGGTGTCCCTCTTCTTAAAGAAGAGAATATCTCCAATTATATTAAAAATTGTCATTAACTAATAACTTTTGTGGTAGCTATAAAGATATCATCATTCATTGTGTAGAAAAGCTCAATAACCTGGTTCATAAATTTTGAAGCCTGATCGTCTGTTAGGTTAGTTGAAAACGCGAATGCTGGTGCTTTTTTACCTGCAATAATATTAATACCAGTATGGCCAAGCGCTACGCCGTTCTTTACATACGTAATACTAACAGAACATTTGCCTTTTTGTTGAGTAATTCCACCTTGTACGTGTTCCCTATGTACAATTAAATCATCACCATCAACTTCAATAGGTGCTTTTAAATACTGTGTGCTCAAAATATTAGCTATTTGAGTATTGAGTAATCTCTGATAGGCAACAGCACCAAAAGAATCTAGATAAGGTATTTCCCATAAAAAATTAATTGCATCATCACTGTAAATGTAGTCATTATTAAGCACGTCTTCACTGTCTATCATTCCCTCTGCCTCTACCTTCATAGGTGCTCGGAAAGCAACAATATTACCTATTGGTAGTGTTTTTTCTCTAAAAAAGTTATAAGCAAAGCGTGAATGAAGCAATTTACCATCATAAATCTTTTGTTCTATTATCATGAAATGATTATATAATAATATTTTTTATATTCAAGCTAACTCTTTACGAACAAAAAGAAAATCATTATGTGTACCATCCCAATTAGGATATTCTTTTACGTTATATTTAGTAATATTTTCTAAATAGTAATAATTGTTTTTCTGCAGATATCTCACAACACAGTCAAAGCTTAAGGTATAAATTTCTATTAGAATATAGTCGGGCCTATATTTTGTCAAATCTAAACCTCTCAAGACTTGTAGTTCATAATTTTCAACATCTAATAAAATTAGATTAACCTGTTTTTCAGAAAAGTATTTTCTGAAGATATTGTTTAAAGTTGTAGCAGCTACTTTTGTAGATGGAGCTCTGCTTAACCTCTCACCGTTAACACTGGCCATAGGGTTACCATCAAAATCTCCAACTAATTCATTTGTTTCTTCGTTTTCAGTTAATGCACTATTTAAACATATACTGTTGGGTCTGTTTTTAACGCAGGAATTAAAAGCGTTGAGAGATGGTTCTATTAAAACACCTGTCCAATTAAAGTCTTTTTCAAGCGGGTAAGTATAAGACTGAAAAACACCGTCATTAGCACCTGCCTCAATAAAAATTCCTTTTTGCTTATTTAGATATTTTATTAGGTTGTCGAAGTTCATAAAATTTCTTTAATACCATTATTTAAAAGATAATCCTCTAAATAAAGAGATTCTTTATTCTGCTTAAAATCACTTAGCTTTATTTCTTTTAGTTCCTCTGGATTAATAAAATTTATAGAAAAGTTTCTATTAAGCTCTTCATAGTTTTCAATCATTTTTTGTGTTGATTGCTGTATGGGTAACGAATTAAGTTTCAAAATTTCAAAATATCTCAAATTTAAAAAATCGCCAATGCCTAGGGGGTTTAGCACGTACTTAAAGCTAGCAAGTTTTTGAAGAAACTCGTTGTATGATAAAACTCTATCTGTAACAATAAGCTCAATTTCAAAATATTTTGATACTTCTTGTATTGTTTGTCTTCTCTTAAAATACTGTTCCCCTCTACATTGACCTATAAAAAGAACTTTATCAGATTTACTACAGGGAGATTCTATTAAAACTGTGTCTTTGCTTAGAAGTTGCTTATTTAAAAAAGGAGATTCAAATATTTCAAAATCATTAACATCTTGAATTATTTGAACAAGATGTTTAATTTCTAATAGTTTTGCTTGTAATACTCTTGCATAAGGATAGAATGAATTTTTAATAGGTTCAAAATTAAAAACAATTGTTTTTATTCTTCTGTTATTAAGCTCACCTATAAATTTATCATTTGCCCATACGCGTGAATTAGGTTCATAATGTTCGTCAATTATAAAAAGATGTGAAATGTCTTTAAGATCATCAGCATTTTTTATTTCTTTAAAATTATTTTTTTCAAAAATATTGCTAAGTGCTAGTTTAAAATTATTAAAAAGAGAGTGACCAACAGTTTCAACAGTATAATGGGAGAGCAAACCTAACATATCTAATTATAAGCTACAAATTAATTTTTTCCAATACTCAAATTTTAATTTGTCATTATTAAATTTTTCTATTTTATAATTTTGTATATTTTGTCTAAGCCCGGTTACAGTTACATCATTCCAGTCATTTATAAATAAGATCGGTAAGTCTACAAAATCTGAAAAACATTCAGAATATTTTACAACAGGAACAGTGTTTAAGTATAAAGATTCCCAAACCCTGTGACAGTCAGGCCCATTACCAGGAGGGTTTATTACAAACATGCTTCTTGATATAAAATTAAAGTATTCTTCTTGAGAACTGCATTTAGTCATTCCTATACCGTTTTTTCTAGTTATATTATCTATATTAAGTCTTTCATTTCTATTTGTATTGATATCAAAATTTTTAAATACTAAAATATCTTTTTGGCGAGTGTTGCTAATAATTTTGTTTAACAGATTAAGATTGCCGTGTGAATATTGCTGGTTTGCTATTCCTATAGGTAAGCCGTGCAACTTAATATGATTAAATTCTTTGTTCTGAGTATACCACTTTACAACTTTATTGTCTTCAAGAAAATTTGTAAATTTTATATTAAATCCCATGTCTGAGTTATGAGATATAAAGGTGTGTTTGTTTTTTAGTATAGGAAAAATTGTTTTAAAAAATTTATTTAGAGTCCACGTGTTGACGAAAATTATTTTGGAGCTATATACTGATTCAGGCAGGCAGCTGGTCAGACTATTATAATAAAAAACTTTATAGTTATTATTTTTTTGCTGAGTCTTGACAAAATCGCATTCACTCTCGCCGTTATCTGAACCTTCAGGAATTAAGCTAATATCAGCTAATCCTTGCAACCTTTCACCAGTAATAAAGTTATTTAATTCCATCTTGCTTCAAAGAAATGTACACAAATTGATTCATCTTGAATATAGCTTTTATAGTCGTTACCCAGTATTTTGTCGTAATTAAAATTTGGATAAGGATAAAAATACGTCAAAGGAAATACTAAAAGCTTTTCGACAGAATCTATATTTTTAAATAATTTTCTTGTAAGATAATATGGACCGGTTGTCTCTATGATACTCATACCCTCGTCGTCTCTTATCTCATTATCTATGTTATTAGCTTCTTTAATTAGATTGTTCCCTGGTGTTGTTCCTATCATTCCGTTAAAAAGTGTTGGAGCTTTATCATAAGCAACTCCTGTAAAAAAATCAAGATGAAGGAAGGGATCAAGCGACTTATAGCCAATAAAATCAGTATCAAAATATATTCCTCCAAATTTCTCTAGAATAGCATATCTTAAGATATCTGATTTTTGACCCGGATTTTTAGCTTTAAAAAATAATTCTTTATTTTTAAAATAAAATTCTTTTGCATCTTTTTCTGTCCATAGTTTATATTCATAGTCAGGGTTTGCATTTTGAATAGATTTAGAATATTCAAGTAAGTAGGAAGGTATTTCAGAACCTATCCAAATTTGATGAATTTTTTTAGGAATTTTTTTTTCACCGTTAGAAATAAAATTTTTATTATAGAGGTCGATAAGTATATTCCATTTTTCAGGCAGTTGCTTATTTTTATAGTTACTGCTAAATTTCATGCATTCATCAAAGCTCTTCATAATCAATTATTTTAAAGTACTAAGAATAAAGGGCAACTGAACATCAAGCATTATGTTTTCCCTTACAAACAGCTTTGCGTTTGAGGATATAAAATTATATAGAGAAATGTCTTTATTGAGACGGTTTAAATTTTCATCAACAGAAAAAGATGTTAGATCGTATGGCATTAAATTATAAATTTTTTTGAACCTGCAAAATTAAAAAATAGATCAATATCATCTTTATCAGGATGAAGTGGCCAATTAAGTTTTTTATTTGAACTAAAGGGAAAATATATATTTTCATGCTCACCTAGAAATGCTGGCCACCACGAAAAAGAAGATTGAGAGAGAAAGATATTGCTGCTGTTTAATAAAAAGAAAAAATCATCCATTCCTTGATTATCTGCAGTATGGCAGAATTTATCTACCTTGCCCTTTGACCTAACAGTACATCCTTGTTTTAATAATTCTTGAACTGTATTGCAATTAGCATTATCTGTTACTACAGTGTAATTTTTATAATTAAACTTTGATAAAATAGACATATAAGCTTCAGTTCCTAAGAAATTTTTAGTTTGCAAATAATCTGTCTCTCTTATATGTATAACTAATGTATCAATATTGTTTAATTTGTTATTTTTTATAGAAAAAGCGTTCTTTAAAAGTTCTCTGTATTTTTCATAGTATTTTATATTTTGAAGTGTGCTATCTATAATAATATCTTTTTTTGTATTTAAAAGAAAATCTACATCTACAAAATTATAGCCAAATGAGCTGGTTTTGATTGCATCAGAAGCCACAGTACCTACATTTTTCTCGATATCAAAATTTGGTAAACCGTCGTGATAAAAATCAATATTTTTAGCCTTAGAGATAATTAAACCAAAAGCGTACTGAAACATTCTATTACCCATTCTTTGCCACGGGTCATACTGTACTAATACGCTCACCAGTAACACCCCTCTTCCATAAGCTCCAATTTTGTAGGTCTTTCTTCAACAGAAGGATTTATCCAAAACTCATTAAAATATTTTTGCATCCTGTTCATTTCTTCCCATCTTCTTCCTTTAATTCCAAATAAAATCTGAGTAGCCCCACCCAGGTGCAGACTTGAAATACCTAGCTTTTTAGCAAAAGAACAAAGCGGAAGCGAGTAAGCACCAACACCAAATATTGCAAAATCGAACTTTAAGCTCTGAAGCTTGTCTTTTGTTTTTTCTAAGCAGTCTTTATAAGATTTAAATTTAGAATCTTTATCGCATAGACCTCTGCTAAAAGGAAAACCAAGAGTGAGTAATTCAAAATTCTTTTTTAATTTTTTATCCCATATATTTTCAAAACAATCAAATTGTTTTTCTATTGAA